TTATGAAGTAGTAGGTAGACAACGAAACGTGAAACTAGTTACTCCTAAATGGGATAGTGCTAAGTTGAAGAAAAGACAGAAGTTTGCTGAGGATACAGGACTGGTAGAGAAACTGGGTGACGGGATGACAGATACAGTAAACTCTGCTGGAGTAACTATTACTGCTAAAGAAAGTAAAGCATTATGGGATGAGTGGGCTAATCGTCTTATACATGAAGCGTCTACTATACAGGAGACATTAGATGAGGTAGGAAGACTCCACGTACCTATACTAGACAAGAAAGGTGTTCCTACTGGGACAACTAAAAAGTTAGGGACTGGTTTTGCTATACATAATGCGCTTGCTGAGTACGTTGATATTAATTCGGCAAATCTTCTTCGACAGTTTGGTGACTTTATAGTATCTCACGACAACGTGTTTGAGCAGTGGAAGCGACTAGCTGTTATGACGGCTGCTCAAGGGGCTGGTACTAGTAATCGTTTTAATCTCAGCAACTATAGCGGACAATTAAAAGCAGTTCAAAGTTTAGCTATACAGAGGGCTCGGCAGTATAACCATCTTTCTCCGACTCAAGAGAAGTCATTTCATGAGATAGGAGAATTTAGCACAAAGATAGACGAATTAGTTGATGACCCAACTAACCCGGGTGCTAAGATAACATATAGGGAGCAACTTGAACGTGAGGGTAGATGGCATGAGGGAGATGAAGTACCAAGTACATTTGTTAGTATAGACCAAGATGCGCAGGTAAGAAGACTTGCAGACTGGTTATCGAATGACGATATTCGCAGTCTATTTGAGTCTCACCAAATTGGCCCTACAACCAGAATTGAAAGGCTTAGAGGAGTAATAAAGAAGTGGGCAGAGGGTGAAGACTCAGGAATATTTGGTGTAGACTTTGGTAAATGGCGCAATGAACTGATAGCGCAGGGGAAGCGTGCTGAGCTAGATACCTACATAGATAATGTTACAGGTCTTATCTTTAGAAATAGAAAAACTCTTATGGATGGTTTTCAGAGCATGTCCAATAAGAGGTTCAAAATCCTAGAAGCCCGACATGCAAAAAAGATGGCTATGCCGTTCCTTCGTAGGACTGAAATGCCAGAAGGTAACATGCCTAATAGTTCTGGTACAGTAGCTACACTCAACTATAGCATAGAGACTACGAAACCTAGACTAAGTTCTAAGATAGAGGACAATGCTTGGGTAAATAAGTTACGGAGTAAAAGTGCTACTGCTTGGATACCTAACCATATTCTACCTCCTATGGCAGCAATACTAACTGGTGGGCGTGGGCCTGCGGCAAGTGCTGTTGGTAGGTTAGCCGCTAACAGGCAGTTTATATTTGGAAGGCTTGAAGGGGAAGCCGAGCTAAATGCAAATATGATTAATTACACCCTAGCGGATAAAGAAGGTGTTATAGGACATGGCTTGGGTGTTGTAACAGATACTGCTACAGACGAGATGCGAGCAATTGGTATTAACGAAGGCAATCAGTGGCTGTCTGGAATAAAGCTCCATGCGACTGAAGATATAATACAGTTTGAACAAAGTGACTTTGCTAGAAATGCGTATAAAAGAGTAGGCGAGCAGGCTGGCCTAAAAGGTTTCAAACCTGCGTATGAGAAGATTGTAGAAAATACTAACTTTCTGAGAACTACAGATGATATTGAGATTCAAAATCTCAATAGTGCGCAGATGATGGCAGACCCTCTAAATATGCTGCGACAGGTAGATGTAGTTCTTGAAAGAATACCGCATGAGCTTTGGGAGTACTACTTTGACCTTACAGCTAAACAGAGGGAGACATTATACTGGCTGAAGAATATTGTAGCTGGTACTGACCAGACTGCAAGAGATGCAGAGATAGACATTGTAACTAGGATAGCGGATAAGGGTGGTAAGTACCTTTCTCACTACTTCCCAAGACTCTTCAGAAGAGGTAATACGCGTACAAAGCTGGGCGATAGGATGAAGAATAGTGTGGATAGGCTCGCGGAAAGTAACTACATGAGTCACTTCGAGGCTAGGAGTCAGAACGATATTATTGACATACTTTCTGGTAGCTTTGGTACTGAAGTGGCAACAGGTGATAAACTTCGCAGAACTGTAATGGAGGATGTAGGTACTAGGATAGGTCTGTATACAGAGTCAATGCACAAGGAGATTATAGAGGCTCAGTTCTTAGAGGCTATAAAGGCTACTGATGCTTGGAAGCATGGGCTAACACGCGCTGGCTATGCTGGACAGCATGCTATCCTAAACAGTCTTGAGGCTGCTCTAAAATTTAGACTGGATGGTAAAGTTGGACAGCTCCCCAACCAGTTAATTGAACCAATGGAACATGAGTTAGCGAATGGATATGCTTGGCTGGCAGATGACCTACCCTCTACACTGGTAAGAGCTAGAGATGAGGCAGAGGATATACTAAAATGGATAGGTGATGAGAGCACTAAACTTGGTAAGGAGATGGGAGGTCTTAAACATGATAGCGTCACGGCTGACGGCTGGTTGAATGCTATATTTAAGGGGCTACCAGCAGACGCGCAGAATGAGCTAAGAATGCACATGGAGTCAGCTCCACCAGCACTGTTAAAGCCAATAGAGTGGCTGGCTAGGGGAGCGTACGGCCCGACAAACGTATTTAGGACTTTCAAGGCTGGAATGGACTTGGGAGCTGGTTTTATTCACGGCTACAACGCACTGATGCGTATACCTAATCTTACTGGAGAGACTAAATTTATTAGCCAGAGAGCTTTTGGTACCGCGCAGAAGAATATGTTTAAGTTCTGGACGAACCCCGAAGCATGGAGCATACACCGCGCAGAACACTACGAAATGATTCAAGCAGCCATGCCTTGGATTAAGTTAGGACATGCTGAGCCATTAATGGGGCTTGAGATAATGGGCGGTACTATAGGTAGGGCTAGGGTAAGGATGGCGAATTTCTTAAACAATGCTCCAGAGTTTGCCAAGAAAGTACTGACTACGGAAGAATATAACGCGGCTGTAAAAGCTGGCGGCGCGAAGGGTTATGAGAAACTCATTAACATGGATGTTATTAAAAGGTTTGAGACAGCTTTTATAGGGTTTACTGATACCTTACGTTTAGAGTTATGGAAAGGTTTTGAACCTTCTGTAAAAAGACAGTTATTTAAGATGGCAGAGGAAGACCCAACCATACTTGTTAAGGGGGCTCTGAACTTTAAGCATACTAGAGTTATTGAAATGCACCATGAGCTGGGAGCAGTAATAAATAAGATGACTGGGGTATTCGACCAAGAGCTGGCTGGCGCAACACCGTTCCAGCGGCTACTGGAAACTAGCCTACTCTTCTTCGCTCCTATGTACAGAAGAGCTACATTTGGTGTTATGGCAGATATAGCAAGAGGAGGTATCAGAGGTAGGGAAGCTCGTAGGCAGATAGGAGGTGTCGTAGGAGCAGGTGCCCTAATGTCCTACCTAATAACAGCAACTACTGATAGCCCACGCGCAGATGCTGTGGGAGATGATGGAGAGCTTGACCTGACAGCAAGATTTGGTAAGGTTAGGTTTATGGACACACAGACTGGCTTTGGTACAGCTTGGATGACAGCACTAAGACTTGGAAGTGACCTTGCTATGATGTCGCCATTAGGTGGTGATGCTCCTGTAGAAAATGAGTATGGTAAGCACTGGTTTGCAGATAACCCAATAGTAGAGCTGCTTGGAAGAAGAGGTCGTTCTCAGGTTGCTCCGGGTGCAGGCTTTTTACTAGATATTGTAAATGGTAGAACCTTCACAGGAGACCCTCTAAGAGATGAAGAGGGCGGCCACGACATAGCAAAAATAGGACTTCATCTCGGTAGGCAGATGGTACCTTTCTGGTTAGACGAGGGAATTAAGTTTAAAGAGTGGGATGGCGGCACTCCTATCATGATGGCTGGTGAGTTCTTTGGACTACAGTCATACAGAGTTAGTGAGTATGACCAGCTCGCCGGGCTAAGACAGAGTGCTGTAGAAGACTGGAATGATGAGGAGCTCGTAGCTTGGAGAAAAGACCAACTAAAGAATGGAGAACGTATTGACTGGGTTTCATTACCTAAACTATTGCAGGATAGAATAGATAACGAGGTTCCAGAGGTAGTATTCAAGAAAGAGAAGTTTGAGAAGCACTACGGACAGATAGCAACTGGTAATGCTAAACTGTTTAGAGAATACCAGCAACAAAAGGCGCAGTTTGACCTTAGAGTTCAGCAGATGATATCTGCTGCTACCCTACAGTTTGAAAGAGGACAGATTGACGGTCAGGGACTTAAACAGTTAATAAGCAATGCCAAGGCTGTGAGGTCTTCTGCCAATGCCTCTTTGCTAGATAGCCCCAAGTTTGCTAATCTACAGCAATGGTTCTCAGACCTGCGAATGTCTAGGTCTAAGAAAGATAAGGCATACCAAGGAGATATGATATACGATAAGTATATGAGCGATGTAGTCTTTAACGAACTAAACTACGATGATGATGGCTTGTATAACTGGGAGAATAACAGAATACTGAAGACAGAATTTATTAAGGCACAAGGTCTTGATGATGAGTGGTTGGATTATATCGAGAAGAGGAGACTCTCTTGGCTAGACAATAATCCAGTTGCTATGGAGTACGAAGCTGCTAAGTCTAGATTAAAACCCTACTGGCAGATACACGATAAGATATGGGCTGTAGGAACTGAGGGTAATAGAATAGCAACTTGGTATTCTTCCAAGTCTAGGACTATGAGAAATGAACTGGCCCAGAAGTACCCTCAGTTTAACGATATCAAAAAGAGGTTAGAAAGTGAACGCTCTAGGTTAAGGGATAGTAGACCTGACCTAGACTGGCTACTGGTTAAGTGGTATAACTTAACTCCTAGGCATAGGTCTTCAGAATCACTAAAAGAGCAGTGGCAGGCTACAAATATAGATAACAGAAGAAGAGAGCTTATGGAAGGAAGGTATAGCTGGAGGTCTCCAGACCCTAACTGGTTTGACGTTACACCTGCCGGGCGTGTCATACTAGATAGAACTAAACCTACTACCAGACAAAAGATGGAACAAGACCGATTGACAGGATTACAATAATGTGGTATAATAAATGTGGAGTACCAGCGTGGGACATCCAAGGAGGCACTAACCGTGGCTGAGTATGAAAATCAACAGAGCGACAATAGCACTAACGCAGAAGCGGACATCTATGATGGAGTATCTGATGAGCAAAAGAGCTGGCAACGACAACTGAACCGGGCCAGAGACCAGAACAAGGAGTTATTAAAGGGATATCTGGAGTTAGGCGAAACCAAAGCGGCCTTATCACGTGTAGAGGGCGCGGTTGAATCTCTCATTGACCACTTTGCGCAAAGTAGTTATGAAGATTCTCCAATCACAGGAGTGAAGGATAGCTTATCTCAGCAGCGACAGAGGGACACTTCTATGTTGATGCACAGAACCCAGATTGCCGATGTATTACATGACAACGATGCTACTTGGGACGGAGAACAAATGCAGGAAGCAAGGACTAAGTGGGAAGCAGGTGACCATGCAGGAGCATTGGCATCTGTTCAGTCTGCGTTTTCACAACCAGTAGAAGACATAGACACGGAAGTAGAACGCCGTGTTGCTGAACGCCTACGAGAGGCCGGGAGAGGGGTCGACACAGGCTCCTCTACCGCCGCAGGTAGTAAGCGCATGACATTAGGTGATGCTGGCATGTCTTCTTCCATGAGCGATGCGGAGATGAAATCTCACGCGGACTCAGTGTTAGACCAATTTTTTAAATAGGAGCAAATAAATGGCAACAGGCGCAACAGAGTTTATTGATAATACTACTGCTGACGTCTTTATACCAGAGATTTGGTCTACCTTGGCAATTGTCGCACGAGAAGCACAATTAGTCTTTGCTAAGTTAGTTGACCGAAAATTTGAAGATGGCCTAGTGAAGGGTGACAAGATTCACGTACCCAACATTAGTGATTTAGCGGCTAGAGCAAAGTCAGCAAATACAGCCATCACGTATGAGACAGTCACAGAAACAAACACAACTATCACCGTAGACCAGCATTACTATGCTGCAATCGCGGTTGAGAGTATAACCAAAGTACAGTCCGACAGAGACATGCTTTCAGCTTACGCAGGTAAGCTAGGGTATGCCTTGGGGTTAAACGTGGATGACGCGATAGCCTCCAGAGTTGAAGCTGACTGGTCTTCCCAGACAGTCGGTACTCTTGCTGCGGAGAATACATATGCTGACTTCTTGAGGGCTATCCAGTATCTTGATGATGCTAATGCCCCGGCAGAGAGTCGCTACTTTGTAATTTCCCCGGCGGCTGAAGTAGGACTGTTAAAGATGGACACATATATAAACAATGACTATACGAACCTTCACGGCACAGGCCGCGATACCTCGTTAGAAAAGGCTTATATATCGTCCTTCCTCGGAGTACCTGTCTATAAGTCTACTAACGTGGACGGCACGAACTCTGCAGGACACGACAACACACTTTTCCAGAAAGAGGCCCAAGCACTGATAATGCAAATGACCCCTGACATGCATACGATGTTTGACATCGATTACTTCGCCGACAAGGTTGCTATCGAGCAACTGTATGGTGAGCAAGTCATGAGGTCTGACCACGGAGTTTGGATAAAAGGAGCTTAAATGACCACTAAGAAGAGTAGTACAGCAGACGCACTGGGGGAAATTTTAGAAAAGCTAGGGAGCATGGAAGACCGAATTTCAGAAATAGAAGAGAAGTCTTCCACTCCCCCAAAGCTATTCGTAACCGAACCTCTACCAGAAACCGAACAGATACCAGAAGGAACCAAGGTAAGATTGAAGGAGACCGCCGAGAGGCATCCTATAATCATGAGTAGACTAGATAGCTTCAGACCTGACGTACAGGAGTCTGTAGCAGCTAATGGTATCGTTGGTACTATTGGCCCAGACTTCTATCGTATAGACGATGGCAACCACAAGTATAAGGTTGACTTCAAAGGTCTAGGTAGTTGGGGGGTTCGCATGTCGGACATGGAATTAGTTGAGTAACGAGATACCCTTAATTGACGTTGAGAAAGTCCAGAAACGCTTAGACGCAAAGAAGGACAATCCTTATACAGTCTTAGAAGGCAGTTGCCATATACCCGTAGACGCGAGTAAGGGACTGAAGAAGTCCCACTTGAAGAGTACTGCAGATACATTTCTGAATTCGATGATGAAGCGAGGATATGAATTATCCTCACAGCTACGGCTTAACGGCCCCTATCCTGCAGTAGAGATGGATAGTGATGTAGTGATAGAAGATATGGAAGAATGGCGCATTCGAGCGGTATTCAAAAAAGATAAACCTGAGTTTACAAGGATAGAACTAGACCCAGCTATGATAGGAGATAATAATGGCTAACCCGGTACAGCATGTCCCAAGCCGTCAAAACCTAAGAAACAATATAGGGTTGGCTAGGGAATTTGGATTTTTAGAATTTAACACACTTGACCAAGTAGAAGTCTTTGATGACTTTCTTGGTGACGTACTAGATGTGGAGTGGCAAACTGCCGACACAGGCAGTGGCAGCTCAGCGGATGCTGTAATATCAGCAGGAGCAAATGGTACGATAGTAATGGTGACAGGTACGGCAGACAATGGATATTCAGCAATCAGTAGAGAGTTGACCTTCCAAGGACAGTTAAACTGTGTTATGGCTGCGCGAATTAAAATAGATGACATTGCGGCTGTGAAGATGGAAATTGGTTTCACGGACGCGCACGATGACGCTGGAGCAGTAAATACACTGGCCTCATATGCTACCACCGCGACAGATGCGGTAGGGTGGATATTTGACACAGACGATACTGCATACTGGCAGTGCTTCGGCGTAGACAGCAATACAGAAGCTACAAAGATTGAAGACGGTCTTGCACCAGTAAACGATACATACGAGACCCTTATCGTTGCTGTTGAGGACACTACTGCCCACTTCTATAGACTAGATGCAAATGGTTATCAGACCTACAAATCAGCCCCAATGACGGGAGCTGTGTCTAAAGATGTAAGTCTTACACCTTGGGTATTTGTACAGTCAAGAGAGTCCAGCGACTCTAAGACATTAACAGTTGATTACATCAAGGCATGGCAGAGGAGAACAGCAAGCTAATGGGAAACATCCATCAAACCATGTTCGCAAGTTCACTGCGAGCGGCTGGAAACCATACGAGTACTGCTATCACGAACCACACAGGGCGTGGCGGCATATTCTACTTGGACATCACAGCCGAGGGCGGTACTGCAACACTTGATGTTAAGCTGCAAGGCTTAGACCACATAAGTGGTGATTGGTTCGATTTAGGTAATAATGTACTGGGGACAGGAGCATACGCGTTTGCGCAGGCGAGCGCGGTCACTACTGGCCCTACAGTACTAACTGTCTATCCGGGTCTTACGGCAAGTGCTAATGCAGTGTGTACAGGAATACTACCAGTTACCTTCAGAGCATACGCTACGGTAGCAGGCTCCAGTACTCCTACCTTTACATTCTCTCTAGGAGTCGAATTAATATAAGGAGGCCATAAATGGCAAACGAACTACGCCACGCTGACGTAGGAACTGCGCTGTCAAAGGCTGAATGGGAAGCTGTAGGCTCCCACATCCTTAACAGTCAGGCTGCTGGAGATATCATCTATGCCTCCTCTACCTCGCAGTTATCGAGACTCGGCATCGGAAGTGCCAAACAAATGCTCGCCGTTAATAGCGGTGGAACTGCCCCCGAGTGGGTAAGTAGTCCACCCGTTGTCACTGCGCTCGTCCCTGACGCTGCAGACGGTGCTACAATCGGTACGGCGGCACTAGAGTTCTCCGACATATACCTCGCCGACAGCGCGGTGGTATACTTTGGTAATGACCAAGACGTAACACTCACACACGTAGCAGATGCAGGATTGCTGCTCAATGCTGGGATGTATCTTACATTCAGAGATGCGGCACTAAAGATATACTCCTCCACAGATGGGCAGCTCGATATAGATGCCGACACTGAGGTGGAGATTACCGCAACGACTGTTGACCTTAACGGTAATTTAGACGTTTCTGGCACACTAACCCAGACAGGTATTGCTACTTTTGCTGCAAGGCCAGTATTCAACGCCAGTGTTACAGTCCAAGACGGTGGTAATATAGGCTCTGCTTCTGACCTAGATGCGATAGCCATTTCCGCTGGTGGTGTTGTAACGATGAACCAGATACCAGTATTCAGTGCTGGCATTAACGTGTCAGGCGGTACAATAGCTGGTACTCTAGCCACCGCGGCGCAGGCGAATGTTACTTCTCTAGGCACACTAACAACCCTAACCGTAGATAATATAATTATCAATGGTACAAATATAGGACATACTTCTGATACAGACTCTATCGCTATAGCCAGCGATGGTGTCGTAACAATGAATCAAATACCAGTGTTTAGTGCTGGTATCAATGTATCTGGTGGTTCTATAGCAGGAACACTCTCTACCGCGGCACAAGGCAATGTTACCTCACTTGGTACACTCACTGCCTTAACTGTCGATAACATAGCTATTAATGG